TGGAGAGCCTAGAGGCGGTGTCTCAATCAAGAAAGCGTTGTCCATCCAGCGAGAAGGACGGTACTGCATGAAGAAGTCTGAGGTGTCGTTAATAACGTCCAACAGCTTCATCCTGTTCTGTGAGCCAGTCAACACATAGTTAAAGGTTGTATCGTCTGTGGTTACAGTTAGTGTAGTACGCAGAGCAGTCCAGTCATAAGAGTCTTCTACGGAGCGTTTAGCATCATTGACAAACTCCCCAATAAGTTTAGAGTAGCTGTTCTGAGAAACTGATGTTACTTCGTCCTCTCTCAGCCTACGCAATACGCTGTTTACTAGTTGTAAGTATGTCATTACAAGGAAACCTTCTGTGAGTCTAGCCACTGCTGTAGCAGTTCTTCTTGAGTTAATTGTCGTGGTGGTAAGTTAATTTCTAAGCCGCTTTCGTTTGTCAGCATACGAGGCTGTGTAAACTGCTGTAAGGGCTGTGTTTGTTCGTACTGGTAAGGCATAAGCTCTGGCACAGGCGCTAAACTAAAGGGTACAAGCTTTTGTGTAGAACCTACTTGTGTTTCTAGCTTCAGCATGTCTCCAAAGAGAGAGTCTGTGGTGCGTGTGGCGTTACCAGCTCCTACGCCTGTGCCTATGCCGCTGCCTGATCCTCTTCCAGAACCGTTACCGTCACCATCTCCGTCACCAGTGCCGTCTCCAGTGCCTTCCCCAGTACCAGTACCATCTCCAGTACCAGTACCATCTCCAGTACCAGTACCATCTCCAGTACCAGTACCATCTCCAGTAGTGCCAGCAGTGCCTGTAGTTCCAGCAGTATCTGTAGTTCCTGTAGTGCCGTCTACAGGTGTAGTATCAGACGGGATTCCTGAAGTAGTGTCAGTAGCGGGAGTTGTTCCTGTTGGTGTAGTAGTGGTTGTAGTAGTTGTGGTTGTACCAGTATCTACTGTAGTGTCTGTAGGCAAGCCTATAGTATCATCATCCGCTGTTTCTGCAAAAATATCTAAGGAGTATAACGGATCAGTACCTTCTTCCTCCTCTCCTGTTTCTGTAGCTTCGGCAGCCTCTTCAGTAGAAGTTGTTTCTGTTGTTGCTGGGCCGTAAACATCATCAGCAGGTACATTCCTTCGTAGTTCGTCTACAAAGATACCACCCATGCGTATGTAATCTTCTAACATACCTTCGCGAACATCAGCGTCTGTCTCTGCTAAAACTGCTTCATACACTTGTCTAAATATTGGGTTTTGTTCTGGAGTGCCTTCGCCTTCCGCAGATACTCCTGCTCCTGCTGAGCCTGAAGCTGCACCACCACCTCCTGCTCCGCCGCCTGCTTCGGATTCGTCTTCAGTAGGTAGCTTTACGTCTACTTCAGGAGGATCAGCAGTAATAACTACTTCTTCAAACTCTGGGTCTACTTCTTCCTCTACTCTAGTAGTCTCTGGTTCACGGCCTGTAACATCTACTTCTTTTCCGTCACCATCAGTAACAGTAACTTCAGTCTGTCTTTTAGCTTCAGCTTCAGCGGCTAACCTGTCTGCTTCAGCTTGCTCTGCTGCTACACGTTCTGCCTCTCTGCGTTTAGCCTCTGCTGCCGCTGCTGCTTGTCTTTCTGCTTCAGCTTGTGCAGCTCTCTCAGCAGCTATTCTTTGTTCTTCAGCTATTCTAGCAGCCTCTGCTTGCTCGTCAGCTATCTGCTGTTGACGTTGGCGTTCTGCTTCAGCTTCTTTAGCAAGCCTCTCTTGTTCCAGTGCCGCTGCTGCGTCAGCTTCTTCTTGTGCTGCTCTTTCTGCTGCTATACGATCTCTCTCAGCTTGCTCTGCTGCTGCCTGTGCTGCTGCTCTAGCGGCCTCTGCTGCTGCTTGCTCTTCTGCTCTACGTCTAGCTTCTTCTTCTTGAGCAAGTCTAGCAGCTTCTATTGCAGCTAGTTGAGCTTGTCTTTGTGAGTCTTCTTCTACTTGCTCCTCAGCTACGCCTACAGAACCTGCCCCAATAGAAACTATATCACCTACTTCAGCCATCTCTGCTAATGTTCTAGGAGCTGTAGTACCAGTAATGGGGGAACCGCTTGATGCTGTAAAACCGCCTGAACCAGGCTGTCCTGCTATGTTGACACCAGACAATGCTACGTTTATAAAGTCACTAGCGTCAGCATCTCCTGATATAATATTAGTAGCTGATATAAAGCCTTCAGAAAGACCACCAGTAGCTACGCCAAGAGCAGCTCTTAGATAGGGGTTGATACCTGCAAAGACACTCTCAGAAGGCGTGTAAACAGTAGAGTAAGTACCCGCTGGGCCATAAGACTGATAAGACCCTGATGCGCTATAGTCATCACCCAGTGTCTGTGCTAAAGCGTTCTCACCTACGCCTGTTGTGAAGTACAGAGTTTGTCCATCTACTTCTATAGAGGGCGGTATGTCGTTCTCTTTAAGATACTCAGCTATTCTATCAGCAGCAGCTTGACCAGCTACAGAGCTAGGGCCACTAAAACCTGCTCTAGCAAAGTCACCTGGATCGTAGTTGTTGTAGTTATAAACAGAAGCAGTCTGTGCTTGTTGCTGTTGTACTTCCTCTAACAAAGCATTGTAGTGCGACAGTGCTTCGTCAGGAGTTTCATAAGTAGGAGCAGAGCCATAGTCTTGAGAGCTTATTGTCTGAGTATAAACAGTAGGAGTGTAACCCAGCTCTTCTGCCTCTTGTTCAGGTTCTACAGCTTCTGGCTCAAACGCAGCTAAGGCATTAGAAAGCTCAGTATCTGCTGCAAAGTCTGAGAACACAGGAGGCTGCGCTCTAGGCATGTCAAAGCCTGCTGGCTGTGTAGTAGCAGCAACGGGACGCTTTTCCTCTCTAACAGGAACGCGAGTACGACCAGTTTTTACTTTAACGCCTCTTGCCATTATCGTTCTCTTTGTACGTTCTTAGTCTTTTCTACTGTGCGCATAGCGCCTAGTCCTAACATACCCATTAACACACTAGTAAGCAGTGAGCTGTCAACAGGAGGAACAGTAAACCATATACCCAGAATAGGGGCTAAGATAGTAGAATATAGAAGAGCTAGTCCACATATCCATCCTATAGCAGGTCGCCAACCCGCTACAAACAAACTCTTATGTGCTGCTTCAGTCTTGTTGACTTCTAATTGACCTTTAGCTAATTCCTGTGCATGTTTCTCTGCCATAGTCGCTAACTCAAACGCTATAGCATTTTTCTTGTCTTTATCCTCTATGACTTTATCTAAGAGGCTAGTAACAGGTGCTATCAAGGAACTCAATATAGACATATATTATACACTATTTTTAGTTATTTGTCAAGTGGTTTGTTCTTGCCCAGGATACCCTGCACAGTATCTGACTCGTATATCCTAATACCTAGCCACACAATAGTCAGCAAAGACGCTGTAGGTGGTAACCAAGCCGCTAGTGACATCACCGCTGTAGATGCAGCAGCAACGTCTAGCATGTCTTTAGTAGACTCGTCCATCATCATGATAACGTCCTTGTTTACTGTTTAGCTTTGTTGTTTAAGAAAGCAAACTGCTCTAGGACTTTGTAAGCCTTAGCAACAAACTCGTCATCCTTCGGAGTCTCTGTGTAGTTACACACAATACTGGCTATAGTGACCAGTGAAGTAGCAAGTACATACAAGTCTAATAAGTAGGCCATTACCAAGGCACTCCAGCAGTAATCGCAGGAGCTTTACTGTCTGCAATCTGTGCAGCGATAGAGTCTTCCAGAGCTGTTACTGCTTCTTCGCCCATGCTGTCCTTCACCCAGCCAATAGCCTGAGCTTCTGTGATGTCTGCATAGGCTGTGTAGCCGTCAGCAGAGCTGTCAGGAGTAAAGCCACAAGTGCCATAGCTGCTGCCTGAGTGTGTTACAGCGTCGTCACCAGTGCCTACTACTTCGCTGTCTGAGGCTCGCCAGTGTGCAACAATAACGCCATCGTCTGATGAGTTACGTTCTAGTGTTGAGATTGTCCAAGTTACTGCCATGATTATACTCCTTCTTCCAGAGATGCCTGATAAGCGGCAATAACCGCGTCTGTGTGTACAGCAGCACAGATAGCCTGTACCTCTGTAGATTCGTTGCTGTAGTCCTGTCCTGCGACTACAACGTGCCTGTGATAGCCAGAGGATAGCTCTACGCCGTCCTCTAGTACCTTGGTGCAGGTTCGTACTTGTACTGTCTTGTAGTCACCTACGATTTCAATCTTGTCTTCTGATATTACTTTTTCTAAAGCCATTGTATTGCTCCTGTCTGTGCCTAGAATCCACTAGGCGTATGGTTGTTATGCTGTTGTTGTAAATAAAACAGTAAAAATGAATCTTTTTCCTGATAAATCAGCATATCTATAATCACCCGACCCGTCATTTTTCCTAAAGGATACCCCACTAGTATTAACGTGAACCAGTAAGTCAGTTGAACTATCAGTCCACCCTAGAGAGCCTGAACCATAATCGACCGCCGCAAAAGGAGTGTTTACTTTTAGAAACTGTGTTGCTGATGTTACTGGTACAACAAAATCATAGGTGACATATACTAAAGAACCTATTTTACGATAACGACTAGTTGAGTAAGGTGATGTTAGTGTTACATCTGGACTCGTAGGAGTAAAAGTACCCTCCTCATAGTCATCCAACTTGTTAGCAGCACCTGTGCCGCCTAAGTAGACACCGCCTGATAGGTAGAGGTCTTTGAAGCGACCTGAAGAATAACCTAAGTCGATAGCGTTATCTCTAGATGTTCCTGTTACAGTAGAAACAGGGTAAATAAAATTACCGTCGTCATAAAAACGTAAAGCTGTATCGTTTGTACCAATGTATAAGTCCCCATCTTTAGCCCCAATAGACCCTACGGTTGAGCCGTCTTTGCGGAGGCTAATGATGCTACCATCAGATGTATTCCTGTTAAACCACGCCACATTATCATCCGCTTTTGAGGCAAAAATGTAGCCGTTATTGGTAAGACTTAATCCAGTAGTTGTATTGCTTAAACCAGGAGTAACCGTAGAGGACTGACCCACCAACAGGTTGCCTGATGAGTCTATGCGCATGCGTTCTGTGTCAACTGTATTAAATACTAGAGGGTCAGACTCTATAGTTCCAATGTAACTTGCAGTAGTGTTTGATAGCACTCTAAAGGTGTGAGTCCCATTGTTTTCAATATCAATGAACCCTCCATAGGTAGCGTTGTTAAGCGTCAAGCCTGTATAGTTAGTTACAGTGTTTGGACTGCTAGTACCAATACCCACATTGCCTGATGAGTCTATGCGCATGCGTTCTGAAGTGTTGGCATTATCATAAAAAGCTAATGCTGAGTTAGCTGCATCGTGATACATTGTAAAAACATTAGTGCCATTTTCTGCAAACCTCAAA